ATACTTTTTATTTTACGCATCTTCAAAGTATCCCAAAAACGCATAACCCCACTCATCATAATATGTCTCAGGGTCATCCTCTGCAGTGATGTCCATTTCATTATCTTCCTGCCATCGTTCAATATAGTCATCTGCGTGACGCCGAGCTCGCCTGATAATAGTTAGACAACTGTTTAGATGTCCCTTCTGGTCTGCTACTACCTGACGTATCTTTCCAACTTCACCGAATACTTGGTCAATGATGTCATAGCAAACTGGACGAGACATATTGTGTAGTTGTTTGGTTTCTCAAATACTTCTTGTTTGTGTTTATTTTTTCTTAAATTGCAACTTTCAAATTTTGATTTTTTGTAATATTTTTTATATGAATCATTTATTAAAATGAACTACTAAAATTTGAAACTTCATTTAGGATAATTTTTAGATACATAATGATTAAAGTTGGTAAGGATGGTAGTGTTGTTTTATTTTGGGAGAATTTACTTATATCTTCATTAGCATTAGGAAAATATACATATGATGATTATATGAAGGATACCCAATGCTTCATTGAACTTAGTTTAAGGAAAAATCATAATTTTAGAGATTTAGTTAAATATGCATATCACTTCTGTAATACCATATACAAAAGAAAACTTCAAAAAAAGAAAATATCTACTGATGACCACTACGCCTTCGCGATGTCGCTATTTACACTATTAAGAATGAAATTAATTGATTTTGATGACCATATACTCATCGCACCAAGAAAGAAAGTTAAATCATACTAATGACAGCAGGCCGTGTTCATCAGTCTGCCAACAATATTCTTCTTCACTTGTAGCACTGCCCTCACTATCACTATATCTTTCTTTTTTTACCCTCTTCGGTGGTAAATATTCTTCATCCAATAAATCTTCAAAATGAATTTGTAGTTTAGTAATTAAATCCTTCTTTTTGTGAGTTTTTAATATTTTAATTATCTCTTTTACATCCTCTGCAAATACTTGTTCCATTTTACAATAGTTTAACATTTTTTTTTACAAAATTCAAAAAATTATCCTTATTTTTTCCCAAATAATGCTTGTACTAAATTCACAGGGAATTGATTTTGTCTCTGGACTTTATAGATGACTGCACTATTATCATCTACTCGCGAAAATGTACCATCAGGGTCTGTAATAGCAGTTGTAATTGTACTTAATGGTTTTTGTCTTGTTATCGTAAATTCCAATGAACTATCACTTGAATAAAAGAAGTCTCCACCATCTGTTGTCTTCAATACGTGTGCAATAACTGGAAGACGCTCACCACTATCTAAACTTCCAAAATATACGGCTTCATCTATTATATCACTTCTTATAGTATAAAAGGGAGCAAGCATTTGTCGCGGAACGCCTTCTGCAGTAATTGTTAATGAATTTGTCTCTTGAACAATTGGATTAGAATAAGGATAAAATTTTTTACTACTTGCCTTGTGGTCGTGTAATACTAATGATGTCGCTATATTTGGTTGAAACATCTCCGCTCCCCAAACATTCATATTATATATTAATGTATCTTGAGCCTTTACAACAGCCTGAGTAGTGACCTTATTTAATGTCTTTTGATTAAATGTATTCACTCGTTGCTGTGTTGTATTTTCTGCTGTCAATGGAGATTGTAATTGATTATAACTAAATCCTAAAATTCCCATTAAAGAATTATGCCACTGCTTCTCAGTGATTCCAAAATTTTCAATAGATATTCCTGATTGACAATCCATTATTGAGAAAGGATATATATTCACATTAGGCATATCTACTTTTACAGGTGTAGCGAGGCGCGTACCATCCGTATTAAAAAATGTTATGTCTTGCTTTTCAGGATATGGTTGCATACCAGGAGCATAATTTTGTCTTCTTAACCTTTTATTTATTTTATATACATTCGCACTTCCATCTCTTACAGGATTTGTCTGTGTATCAGAACCAGCAGCAGCATTATTTCCAAGATATTCAGGTGTATAAAAATCTGTAAATCCAAATCTATCTTTTATATTATCATAACTTAATGTTGGATTTGATGAACCCAAATAAACTTGATTGATTGTTTCACCTTTATCTACGATTTGTGTGGAAGCATTAGCACTTCCATTATCATTTAAATTCATAAATCCTATCTGTGTATTTCCTTCCTTTTCAGTTGTCCCACTCGCCGATGGCGTATATAATCCTATTGCAGCATTCCCATATGCTGTGAAATGAGGGTCGTATCCAATATGTCTTTTATATTTCGCTAAATTATAAGAAGCATTACCTACATATTCATAACCACCAATGAAAAATCCAGAAGCATTATAATATTTTGCTGGAACACCTCCTACACCTTCGGTTGTGATTTGTATAAAATTTTTTTCATCCTCTAAAAATATTCCATAACTTAATTTTTTAGTATCATCTTCATAAACAGGATTGTCATAAAAGGTATTTTCATCTTCTTTGATATATGTGACAAATAAAGGCTCAGAAGGTGTATTATATTTTATCGCCTGAGCTAATACAGTTGTACTCGCATTCATATCACTACCAAATTCTTTCCTATCTGAACATAATGTCTTTGATGAATTCTCATAAGCCTGCAACATATCCAAATGTAAAAATCTTGAATTATCAGATGTCAATTGAGGACTATTATTATGATATACACTGCTCGCATTTCTAAAATCCCAAAATTCAGGATACAATGCCTGTTTCTTTATCCATCTTGCTAACTTTTCACAATTTTGCTTATTATATGGAACATTAAATGATATACGTGTGCTTAATCTTCCTGAAATATGGTCATCACTTATATTATTAATATAATTATAAAATGTACCTCCGTAAAAGAATGTATTTCCCCAATCTTGCCTTCCACTCTCTACAAAATCAGGTCTTTTAAAACAAACATTTTGAAATGAATTTAACCATTGTAAATGCTGTGTCAATGGTCCTGCTCCACCAAGAGTATATTCATATGTTCTCGCCAATTCATAATTATTATTACTAAATACTCCATTCGCACAATTAAAAGGTTTATATGTATCTGTCTTATAGATTGCTCCTAATACCCCTTGTCCTGAAAATTGATTGGTTGTAGAAGGTGTAGTTCCCAAGTTCCACTGCTCATACTGCTGAATATTAGATGCATTCTGTAATCCATTCGTAAATGTTTCAGCTACGAAATCAGCACTACGTCTTCCACTTGGGATTGTAATACTTTTTAATTCCCTATATAAATAATATGTAGAGACCGCAGGGTCTAAACTACCATTCCCATTTGCATTTAATATCATAGTTGGTACATTCGGTACTGTTGTGTTTGGATTGTAATAAGTAGTAAATGCTCTTGTAAATAATGTGAATTTAGTTCCATCTTGACGGATTTTTAATAATTCCCTGTTTGTAGCCCACGATGAAGTCCATACAGAAGAAGCATTTCTATCTCTACTATAATCACTTTCAACAACTGTTCCATTGCGAGGTTGTTGTATCGTAGCACCTGCATCTTCACTATCAAAAAAAGAATATGCTGGTTTGGTTGTTCCGTATGTACTTGCGCCATATCTTCTCGGCAATGAAAAACAATTTTCTCCATTTGTCGCTTTATAATATTGAATTGTTAAATGTACATTATTATCTTGTAATACAGCCGAAGCACTATATTTATCTACCTCTACTGCATCATAATTATTTAAAACATTAAAATATCCAGTATCCTGAAATTGAGATTTCACATTATAAGTTGTGAATTTTATGATATTTGGAATTGTTACATCACTTATAATATTTCCTTTTAATTCAATTGTGTCGGAGCCAGCACCTATTTCTGATATGACTGCAGAATGTACAGAAACTTTATCTCCAACATTTAACATTAAACCTTCATTTACTTTATTCATAAAAATAGCATTATTTGTATCATTTCCCCCTGAAACATCAACGCTCGCTCTACGCGAACACTCTAATAAACTTAAATCAGTATATGGTTCGGTTTGTACCTGATTTGACATATTTAAAATACAAAATATAAAAAAAGCATAATTATTTTATTTAATTAACTGAATCCCGCCGTAAGGAATCCTTGTGATAATACAGCAACTTTTGAAATTTCAATGTAGGACCGCTGGGTGTAAGTCTTTCCAGCAGCAAGGGCAGGAAGAGAATCCAACTTCGTAGTTAATTCCAGACCACGAGCATTCACACGTCCAGCAGGAAGGCGATATGCTTGAAAGAAGAAGTTTGAAACAAGACCGCGAGAAGCGTTCTGGACATTTCCTTCAAACTGAGCATTTGTTAAAGTATTGCCTTCGCCAGCATATTCTTCACGAGTAACAAATGGCAGTGCTCCCATAGCACGAGAAGTCTTATCAAATAAAACCGCAGAATTAGATAAATCAATCGGGAAAACAAAAAAGTCATTCATACGGATATTCATTGTAAGGGTATCATTCTTTTTAGTTCCCGAAACATAATCGCGAGCAGGCGCAACCGCGGAATACTTATTACAAACAAACCTCTCAGTTCTATTATCATCATTGATAAATGAAATAACCTTTGTAACTATACGTCCTGCTCCACCGAGATTACGTACAGAGTTCTTAGCATCAGCAACAGAAAGACTGGTTTTAGTTAGTCTATAATCATTAAATGAAAAGTTAGTCGGTTGCGAGTTGTATGCAGCCAACTGCTGAGCCATTATTTCCCCATCATAAAAAATGTAATCTGCAACAAGTTTTACTTCCGTAGTATCAATCTCAATATTTGAACCAATAGCAGCATTATTAGAATTCACGGAAACACGACCACCAGCCTGTGGTTCCCAAACCAAATCAATGACTACCTCTTGTTTCATTGCGAATAATGGAAGATTTAAACCCTTCATAAAAGGAAATAATTCTGCCAGAGTTACAGAAAATACAGGTTTGTTATTAATATCTAAGACATCTTCACAAATCAAGTTTCCACCATCATATTCTACATTTGTACCAAGACCATATGCATCAGCCTTCGTATTGGATTGAGAACCTGCTGTATCATTGTATCTAAAATCGTGTGATAACTGTCTTCCAGACATATACGCTTCGCGGTCTTTGTTAATTTCATTTGATAAGAAAATACTTTCAAATGCTTTGAAGTGATTGTAATCATCCATTTCAGATATAGTATTACCACCAATAGAAAGGGTCGCACGACGAATTAAAGAATGTGCGCCAATCCCAAGGGGAAAGAACGCACCAGCAGTAGTAGAAGCATTCCCTTTAACTGATAAGGTAATACGCGAACCATCGTGTAAGTATCCTTTGTTAGTTAAAACGAATCTGCAATTATTTTGATTTATCACAATTGGGTCAAGTACATCAGAGGTGATATCCATTGACATATTAGATTGAATAGCACCAACCTTAATTAAATCGGGAACATTAGATGAATCCATTTTTGGGGGCGAGACGCCAACGGTTTCTTGAATATCAGTCATTTTATGATATTTAAAATATAAAAATAATTTTAAAAAAAAAATTTTTCACAAGGAATTACTGAATAACTTGCAATCCTGATGGACCAAATACAAGGGTCTGTCGCGAATGAACAAAAAGAAATAGCGCGTTTGGACTATCTGAAGTTAAATCACATTCCATTTGAATACCAAAGGGAGTTGTACTGAAATCTTCACCAACACCAGTTCCAATCGTATCAAAAGGAACTCCAAGGCATTCCATAGGACCACCATCTGCCGTGAGGGGTGGAACAGCGCCAGTATATTCACGGTTAGTATTTACAGGTGATACTTCACTACGAAGATTGAGACCAGCCTTAATACTATCACGAGCAAAAGTGACAACCTGAGGGTCAATCGTAGTTATTTCTGGACTTTCTTTTACATTTGTATCAATGTTAAATGAAATAGGCATTCTCATCCCTCCCTTTGTAAAAATTATCTGTTTAATAGCAGCTTGAGAACCATCACTATTGAGAAGTGTTGTCGTAGCATATGAATTGTAACTCAGGTTATTTAGATATTTTGAAGGACAGAAATTCATAAATACACCCAAAGTTCGCGATGTTCCAAGATTGAAATTAACAACAGCATTCGTAGAATTTACAACATTGAAATATGAAGTAATAGCATTGTACGTTAATTGTCCCTGCGATGGAAGCATACTGCGAGGGTCAGGAGGTACAACTAATTCACAATGAAGACGAAGGTTTGATAATTGATAAAAGGAATCAGTAAGACCAGTTGGGTCTCCATTCTGTGCATATAAGACCTGTGCGTCAGGAGCAAGATTTAAAGAAATCTCAACACCACCAAGGGATTCATTTGAAAGTGGTATCATATTACCTGAGCTTAAAAACCCTGTTGGAATATGAATGCAGAAGCGAGAACCGTGTGTAGTCGCAGGGAAATCTACTAATTCACGCTTTTGCGTTTCAAAGTTGGGAAGAGTTAGCGCCATCTCGTTTAAGTGAGAAAATTTATCCGATTTTGAATTTACATATGGGAGGTAAGATGATAAGAAACGTCCGTAGTGATTAACCGTTTCAATCACCTGTCTTGACCTTTGAGAGGTAATAGTAACCTTTTCAAAAATAGAATATAGAGCAAGTTTCTCATCAATTGCGAGTTGGTCGGCAGTAGTTGGTTTAGCAGTTCCCGCGGCGTCAGTGAAAAATTCAATTTCACCACTGATACGAACACTTCCTGCATCTAAAAGATGAGGCTGCGCTCCAATCAAAAAAGATACAATTGGATTTCCCTTTTTGTATGAAACCTTTTGAGTAGAATTCACATTACTCGGTTGAACTTCGTTGTATATGATACTGGATGACATAGAACTCATTTTTATATGATAATTATATATTTTTTAATATGATTATTTTTCAAAAAGTTTATTTATAAAAATATTTTTATTTAGACTTCTACTTGAATACTATCAGCACGAATATTTATCCTACGAAGATGATATACGAAGTTGCACCATAACTTATCCTTTGTAGGAGCAGCAGCAGTATCCTGATAATAGACATTGAGACGAGTGTCCTTTCCACGCATATCATAGACACCTTTATTAAGTGATAAAGCACGCCCTATACAGAAGTTTTCACTAAATCTATTCATAGAGAGGGCAGGCATTTCCGCTTGTGATAAGGCTTTATCTAATTCAAGGAGAGCAATCGCGTCAATACTATCATTTGCTGAAATCTTGGAAGTCTTTACATTCAACGAAGGCTGATTACGGCCGTCATAGAAAAAGAAGTATTCTGTAAGTTTATCTGATATTCCTGCAATACCAGACTGCGATGAAAATAATGCAGTATCTGTTCCCTTTTTAATTTCATAAGTTCCAGAACCACTAATGCTATCACGAGTTGAATAAACACCAGCATCCGTAGGGATACAAATAATAGACTTTGCCCTTTGATGATTCGCAGGGATTCCAATATTAGCAACTCTATCTCCCTTCAATTGTGAATAGTTATATACCTGAGTTGATAAGAAATCATATACCATCATTTTACCTTCACGCATATCCCTCTGTGCCTCTGCTCTCGCCTGAGCTCCCATATCTATTTGATTTAAGACAAGTTCAGCATTTGAAATTTCATAAGTTGGATTGTATGAAGTTGCTGCCCTTACCGATGTTGAATACATCGCAAAGTTTCCAACATTAGTCACTGATGCATTTGGAGTTACAGCATTAAGAAGTGTTACCTTAACATATTTATTAGCACCCGAACCAGCAGTTTCAATTCTGTTAATTACAGCAGGAGTGCTAAATGTAGATTTAGTGCGGTCACTAATCTGTGCGAATTCAAATGTTTCACCAACTACAAAAGGGAAATTAGATACTTCCCAGTTATTGTTATCGTGTTTGACGTAAAAGACATTTGAAGCAGTCGCATTAGACCAAGTGGAAGGACTTACAGTATCTCCATTCATACTATGGAAAATAGGATTTAGTGGAATACGTCTTTCAAAACTGACACTATCTAACTGTCTAAATACGCGCTTATTTTCACTTGTAAGAATAGTAATAAATAAACCATTCATTAATCCACACGGAACAACCTTATCATTTTGAAATAGACCAGTGTGAAGTGGTAATTTTAACTTACATTTGTGATATTTAGCATTTGTAAATGAAGCAGTAGCAGGGTCGGCAGTAACAGACTCATAATATGGAGAAAATTTATGATTAGTTAGATTAGTCTTTGTAGTACCTCTTGAACCACGACAATCAGGAGTCCATACACCTGCTCCTTCATTTAGAGCACGTAAATCTTTAAGAGTTGGATTCGCGTGATAAGCATACTTTGTAGCGACGTGCACTGGATAATGTCTTATTTCTTCAAGTAGTTCTGTCTTGTCCCCTGAATGAATACGAATCGTGTCAATTAGTACCTGACCACCAATTAGTTCATCAAGTTGAAGACGTGTATGAGATGCGTTCGCATCAGGAGTTATTTGTAAATCAAATTGAAGATAAGAATTCTTTGGCTTAAAAGCATCTACATTTGGAGGAATGTAAAATTCTATCAATTTCTGTGCATTGTAAGATAATCCATTCTGCGATGGAATAGCAACATAACTTTCTTTTACGGGAATTTTATTTTGAGCGACGAAAAATCCTGACATCTGTTTATAATAGATGTGAATATAAAAATTATTTTAAAAAATAAATTAACAAAATTATCATTAAGACCTTACATTAGCAAAAGAACCTGCTAATGATGCCTGAGCAACCTGTGGTGTCTGGGTAACAGGAGCAGGCGTTTTATCCTGTGCGACTTGTGTTGCTGTATGTACTCCTTCACTGGCTGCATCAAGAGCTCCTGACGCTGCTTGTAATCCAGCACCAATCACACCTGCTAACTGAAAACCAGGTACAAATCCTAACATATCTAATGCCGCTCCACCGATGCTTCCAACATTCGCAATCTTTTCACCTAAATTATCCCCTGCGATAAGACTACCTCCGTGTTTAAAACTTTCAATATCACTGTAAATATCAAGACCTGCTGTCCCCAGAGCAGTAACCGTACCTGCTGCTTTACCTATACCTGACGCAACTTTCAATCCAATACTTCCTGCCTCTTCTGCCCCTTCCGCTCCTGCCGCTACAATACCTTTTCCTTTACTTAACACATTTGAACCTTCTTCCAATGTACCTTCACTTGTTTGAATTGCTGCTGCTGGTTTTGAAACTGAATCCGTAATACCCTCTGCTGCTCCCTGTGCTTGTGAAACCGCAGCCTGAGCGCCTTGTCCTGCTTTCTTTATTGCATCCGTATAAGCATTTACTTTGGAAATTGTATTCGCAACCGCTCCGCCTTCAGATATCGCACCTTTAATTCCACCAAGAAGTCCAGTTTCCTTATCTCCTGCAACAGCATTTCGTGCTGCGTCCTTAGCATTCTTTATATTTAAAGCGTTATTGGCTCGTATTTGTTCATTTAGACTCTCAACACTTGATGACAAAGCATTACCCTGTGATATCGCATCTGACATATTATACATATCAAACCCCATCTTGTTATAATGATAATTTATAAAATATTTTTATTCAATCTTTTCTATTTTTTTTTCTTCTACGTCTTGCACCGTCGGGTCATAATTTTGTCCGCCAGTCGCAATGACCTTTTCAAAATTCTTATAAAGAAGTGGTGGATTACTTAATTTCATATAACAAAAATCATATTTATTAGGAGTACTTTGTTTATATAACTTTAACCAATTCTGCGGTGAATTAAATAAATCGCCGTATTCCTCTGAAATTGCAGTCAGTTCCTTCATATTAGGGAAAGGACTTCCAACAATGACGTCAGTTGCATTTGCACGAATGATAGGGTCCACAGCACCTCTGAACTTCTGCACTGAAATCACAAGTAATTTAATATTGTAGTGCCTTGACCTTGTGACTAAATTTGCTATATGTTTATCAAGCATCCCGACACAATCATCAAGTACAACTGCAATATCAGGTCTGTTTTCATCTTCAAACGCCATTTGTCTATCAGTAATTCCTTGGATAATACTTGGTGAATATTGGTCGTAGCAAGTAAATCGCTTTTTCATAAATCGTGAGGTACTATCCATATTTATCGTTGGACTGATTACAACTACTTCATCAAAGAACTCTTGTCCGTATAGGTTATCGTTAAGGAAAAGATTCGAAATTATGGTCGACTTGCCAGTTTGTCTCGGGGAAATCATTAATAAACATTTACCTGCTCCCTTCACACCAACACCAACTTCTGGAAGATTTTCGTGATGTGGTTTTGCTACACCGTCATTTTCTACTTTTATGGGAATAATCTGGGGAAAATTAGACATTTATATTATGATTAGATTTTATTTATTCAAATAATAATGAAAATATTAAATCCTGAGGTATCCTATACGCTTCTTCTCTTGTATGACTTTTACCATTCACCCTAATACGTCTTTCAGTATTACCAAGATTAGTTTTATGAATATTACCTATCATATTACCACATTTCTTATTACAAGTAAGAGGTTTAAAATCTTTTTTATTAGTCCATATACGAGTTGGTTTCTTATAACCCCAGTCTGAATACATACAATAATCTACATCATAAAAAGGTAAATCCTTTATTATATCTCTGTCCTTTAATCTTCCAGTCCTTGGATTTTCCATAAACCATATTGCAGATTTAAAGTAATTTATTATCTCTAATGTTTTAAGAACTAATTTATCTGCTTCTTTCATATTTTCATTTATCTTTTCCCTTGTAA